ATACTTCCAGTGCCAAAACCAGAAGCACCTAAAGATCCTGGACTAGAAAACTCAGATGCATTGATGGGTAAGAAGCTTATAGCGTTTAGAGGACAGGCGCATCAACAGCATATTGAGGCACACAGAGTATTTATGTCATCTTTGTTAGTGAGATCAAACCCACAAGCTAGCACTTTATTACAAGCACACGTGATGGAACACGTTTCTTTATTAGCTAGAGAGCAAGTTGAGGCGCAAATGAACCAAGTAATTGAGCAAGAGGCACAGAAATTTGGTGGCCAGATACCACCACAACTACAAATGGAGTTTCAAAAACAAGTTGAGGTCCAAGTTGCTGACTTAGTAAGTAATTTTATTAGTGAAATGTTCATAGAAGAGCAAGAATCTATGCAACCACAGGGCCAAGACCCTCTAATTTCATTAAAAGAGCAAGAATTACAGCTTAGAGCGCAAGATATTCAAAGAAAAGCACAAAATGACAGCCAAAAATTAGAATTAGATGCTGCGAAACTTGATCAACAAGCAAAAATAGCACAAGATAAGATTGATTCTAATGAAGATATTGCACAATTACGTGCAAATGTTAACCTGGACAAACAAAAAAATTAAAAATGATAAATGCAGAGGAAAAATTAGCTGATTTTTACGATCAGCTCATGCATATTGCAAAAAATAGTAGTAAATCTGAAGAAGATAGTATACTTTTAGCTGGTGCTATGATGGCCGTGTCAAGAGTTTTGATGTACGAACATCTTAGTTCAAATGATGCTCAAAAATTATTCGATCAGGGTGGTCTTGATCTTATACAACTTGTAAAACCAACGATACACTAATGAATTTTAAAAAAACAAAAACAGAAGTAGTAAAGCCATCTAACCCTTTTCCTACCATGAAAGCTTCCATCAGTGGTGATGTAGTTTTTGCACCATTTGTTGTGAAAGACAACAAAGGTCCAGGTCCAAAAGGGCAGACTAGCAAGCAACAAATCAAAAAAGTTGCTTTCAAAGGCGTAAAGTAATAAAACACTCTTCAAAAAGGAGGTTTGCATGAACTTACTAAAAGATCTATGGGCACACTTAAAAGAGTGGTCTGATTGGAAAATGAAAGATTGGATTAAAGCTGCAATAGTAGCAATAATCGTGATTGTAATTATAGGAGCAATCTAAAATTTATGTGGCAATTATTAGCTAAACCTTTACTTGGCGTCGTCGCGGATGGCGTCAAGGGTTTTGTAGAAACAAAGAAAGCAAAAGCAGAATTAAAACTTACAGAAATAAAAGCAACACAAAAACTCAAAGAGGACCAGATAGCTGGTAAAGTTGCATGGGAGCAAAGTGCAGTTGATCAAATGAAAGGATCGTGGAAAGATGAGGTAGCATTAATTGTCTTACTACTTCCAGCAGTTTTAGTCTTCACGCCCTTACAAGAACACGTACACCAAGGGTTTATCGCCTTGCAAGACCTACCGTCATATTACCATAATTTACTTTACATTGCGATTTCAGCAAGTTTTGGGATTAAGGCTGGTTCTAGCGCGATAGGCATGTTTAAGAAAAAATGAATTTAGAAAGATTATTAGAATCAGTAAAAAAGCACGAGGGTTACCGCAATAAAGTTTATCTTGATACGTTAGGCAAGAGAACTGTGGGCGTAGGTCATTTATGTGTAGAAGATTTTTGGGAAGACGACAAAGAGTATGAAGAAAAATTTCTCATGACAATCTTAGAGCATGATTTACAAACTGCCATCAAGAGTGCTAAACAATTAATTGAAGAGTTTGGCTGCGATGACATTGATGAACAAGCAGAGGAAATATTGATAGAGATGGTGTTTCAGCTTGGTAAGACAGGCGTATCAAAGTTTAAAAACATGTGGAAAGCATTAGCAGAAAAGAATTATATTGGTGCAAGTTACGAGATGTTAGACTCACGATGGGCAAAACAGACACCCAACAGAGCTAAAGCTATGGCTGATCTAATGAAAGCATGCGCTTAGAAAACTTTTTTTCTGCATATAAAAAGGATTTAATTGCTAGACAAAAGCAAGTAGAAGAGTCTATACTAACAGGGCTTGCAAAAGACTGGTCAGAATATAAATATTTAACTGGTAAATTAGCAGCACTTAAACAAGAAGTACAGGAACTCACGGACCTGCTTAGAAAAACGGAGCTAGAAGATGACTAAACCAAAACTTATTGTCCCTCAGCACATCTGGGATGGTAAAGCTGTTGAAAAACAGAAAAAAGAAATGGAAAAAGTACCAACACCTACTGGGTACAGAATAACATTGTTTCCTCTCAGATTAGACTCAAAAACAAAATCAGGTATTCATTTAACAGATGAAACTGTACAGGAGTCACAACTAACAACAAATATTTGCAAGGTCTTAAAAGTTGGACCAGATGCTTATAAAGACAAAGAAAAGTTTCCCACTGGTCCTTGGTGTAAAGAGGATGATTGGGTATTGATTACTCGCTATGCAGGATCTAGAATTAAAATAGACGGTGGTGAGTTAAGGATAATTAATGACGATGAAATACTGGCTGTCATTGATGATCCTAGAGATATATTGCCAGCTAACATATTATAAACATGGAGAAGTCTATGCAACCACAAGTGCAATCAGAGCAAGATAAAATGGTGCCGATAGATACCTCGGGTGATCCTGTCGACATTGAGCTCAAAGAAGAAGGTAAAAAAGAAGATGAAGTTCAAGTAGAGCAACCTACCGAACCAGTCGTAGAAACTAAAGTAGAAGAAAAAAAAGAAGAGGAGTTAGAAGAATACTCTCAGTCTGTAAAGAGACGTATAGACAAACTGACTCGTAAAATGAGAGAGGCTGAAAGACGCGAACAGGCAGCCATCGATTATGCAAAAAAAGTACAAGAAGAAAATAAAAATTTACAAGCAACCACTATTAACACTTCACGTGAAAGAGTTTCATCAGATGAAGCCAGTATTGCATCTACAGAAACTTTACTAAACACAGCTTTAAAACAGGCTGTTGAAGCTGGTGATGTTGAAAAACAAGTGGAGGCGCAACAAAAAATTGCACAGATAGCAATTGAAAAAGAAAGACTCAGACTTAGAAAAAATAAATTAGCTCAGCAGGAGCAACAAGATCAAACTAAGGCTCCAACTGTTGAAGAGGCCATAGATGCTCAGCCACAACAGCCAAGACAACCAGATCCTAAAGCACAGGAGTGGGCTCAAGATAATGAGTGGTTTGGCAAGGATAAGGCCATGACATACACTGCGATGTCATTGCACGATGATTTAGTTACAGAAGGATTTGACGCATCGTCAGATGAGTATTATAATGAAATTGATCGTAGAATACGAAAAGAGTTTCCTCAAAAATTTGAGGATCAAAACAGGCCAACGCAAAAAGTTGCGTCAGCTGTCAGAAAAACGTCCAATGGGCGCCGCACTGTGAGACTCACACCTTCACAGGTAGCTATTGCAAAAAAACTTGGTGTGCCACTAGAAGAGTACGCAAAACACGTGAAGGAGGCGTAAATGACTACAAAAGGAATAAAAAACCTATCACGCAAAACAGAAACCCGTGAAAAGGTCGCTCGAAAGAGGGGATGGGTCCCTCCATCAAACTTAGACGCACCAGAACCACCAGAGGGTTATCACCATCGGTGGGTTAGATCTGAGTACCGTGGTCAACAAGACGAAAAAAACGTCATTGGTAGATTACGAAGTGGATATGAACTTGTGAGAGCAGATGAATATCCAGACAGAATGGATTTACCATCCATAACGGATGGCAAATACAAAGGCGTCATAGGAACAGGTGGATTAATTTTGATGCGATGTCCTATCGAAGTTAAAGAAGACAGGGATGAATATTTCCGTGGTCTAACAAACGATAAGACAACAGCAATAGAAAAAGATCTACACAAAGACGAGCACCCCGCAATGCCAATCCATCAGGAAAGGCAAAGCAGAGTAACATTTGGGGGCAAGAAGTCTTAATTAGTAAGATAATTGTCTCTGAAATAATTTAGGAGACTACTATGGCTAACATAGACCAAGCTTTTGGTTTAAGACCAATAGCAAAGTTAGGTTCTGCTCCTGGCGGAACCACAGGTACTACTAAATACTCTATTGCAAGCGGAGCAAGTGGCATATTTACTGGTGATCCAGTTAAACAAGCAAACGACGGAACAGTCGTTGTAGCAACAGCTGGCGACGCAATTAGAGGTATATTTATGGGATGTTTCTATACAGACCCAAGTACATCAAAGCCTAGATTTAACAATACGTTCCCTAACGGAACGGCTGCTTCAGATGCCATCGCATTTGTAGCAGATGATCCTGATCAGTTATTTATCTGTCAACAGGATTCAGATTCTAACAATCTAGTAGCTGCAAATTTAAATGAAAACTGTAATCTAGTTTTCGGATCTGGTAGCACCACTACGGGTATATCAGGTGTTGAAATTGATTCGAGTTCCAAAAATACCACAGCAACACTACAAGTGAAGTTGATTGATTTTTACGACGCTCCGAGTAATGACGCGACAGCGAACAACTCAATTTTTGTTGTAAAAATTAACAACCACGAACTAGGTTCGCACACTGGTACAGTTGGTAGCTCGTAATAAGGCGTATAGGAGAGTAATATGGCTATTAATAGAGCCCAACTGGCGAAAGAACTAGAACCAGGTCTTAACGCCTTGTTCGGAATGGAGTATTCTCGTTATGAGAACGAGCATGCAGAAATATTTGACAATGAAACAAGTGACAGAGCTTTTGAAGAAGAAGTATCTTTTACAGCTAGATATACTCACGAAACTGTTGCATTAGCATTCAGTCTTACTGAGGAAGCAGTCGAAGACAATCTTTACGACACTTTATCTGCTAGATACACAAGATCATTGGCACGTTCTATGGCATACACAAAGCAAGTAAAAGCAGCGAACATATTAAACAATGCGTTCTCAACTGCTGGAGGTGATGGTGTTTCTTTAGTAAACACAGCACACCCAACTGCTTTAGGTGGAACTTTCTCAAACAGAAGTTCAACTGATGCTGACTTGAACGAAACCTCATTA